GTCTACGTTCGGGAAAGGCTGGACTGCGCGCATCGCTGATGTCAAGGCCCAGATCAAAGCACTATGCGCATAATCTTGCTCTGTCTTTTATTGTCGGGCTGTGCGCCAGCAAAGTATATCTTTAACTGCACAGTCACCCAGCCGGAGAACTGTAACTGATGATTAATAACTGGAAAACCACCATCCCTGGCGTCCTTACGCTGCTTGGCGTTCTCTTCAACGCATGGCAGACCAAGACGATTGACTGGACGACGCTGCAAGGCGCGCTGGTCGGTCTTGGCTTAGTCGTTGCTAAAGATTTTAACGTCACCGGCGGCGCATGATTACGGTATTAGTTGTCGTCGGCGTTCTAAGCGTTTTTTATTTGCTGTTTAAAATGCTGACGGTAGATGAGCGCGAACGCGGGCGCTTGGAAGAAATTGTCCGCAGCGCAGATGCGGCGGCTAAGTTGAAAGAAAAGCAGACCAATGTTGTCATGGCGCCCAAAACCGTGGACGATACTGCTACTGATCTCGATAATGGCGCTTTCTAGTTGCCAGTCAACGAGCGGCGGGTCGTGCCCGCCACTCGCTCAATACTCACTCGCCCAACAGCGCGCCGTTGCCGCTGAACTGAGGCGGCTCCGTGGAACCGAAACGGCTCAGTTTATCGTCGATTATGGAAAGCTCCGCGCGGCGTGCAGGCTTTAATTCTTCTTTCTTAGCGGGCTTCAGATCAACTTTCTTTTTATAGCCAATGTCGGCACCGCTGGCGGCTTTCTGACTCATGTAGTCATTAGCAAACATGGCCGCAAACGCCTCATAGTTCATCGCGTCAATCCGGCTGTCGATATGCGTCGGGTTATTGAACGCGCGAGCGTTTTTAACGCAGACCATAATGATTGCTACTTCAAAGGGATGAATATCGCGGCCCAGACGCAGGCTTGCCAAATCAGCAATAAGCTGAAAATTATCTTCAATTCCGCCGTAGTCCTCACCTCGCGCGCCTATGATTTCGCTGGCTTGTTGTAACAGATCGTGTGGATTCATTTATCTCCCCTAATAACTCGGCACGCTCGCGCATCATACGCAGCGCATTAAAGCGCTGATGTAGTCTGATAAGCACGGTCGCCCGTCGAGCGTTTCGTCGCTCGTCCGCCAAGAGGTTCCATACCTCCTGTTCTGTAAAGCCGTTGATGGCTTCGTTTAACTCACGCCAGTTCATCTAAGGCTAACTCCGCTAGACTGCGCTTGTCATGCAAACTTGCATATATGCGCCCGTCAATAGTCTTATTACACATGATCAAATAACACCAGACTTCTTTTGTCTGGCCGCTGCGATGCAGTCGGCCTATCGTCTGTTCGTAAAGTTCGAGCGACCAAGGCAGCGACAGAAAAATAATTTTGTTGCCGCCGAACTGTAGGTTCAGCCCGTGGCCTGCGCTCTTTGGATGCAGAGCTAAAAGCTCAAGTTCACCTTTGTTCCACTTGTCAACAACATTATCGTCGTCCATAGTGGCGAGTTGTGGATAACGCCGTTTTAATTCGGCTAATTCTTCTTTGTAGTTGTAGACGATAAGCGTATTCGCGCGCTGGTTTTCTTCCAGTATTTCTTCCAACAGATCAAACTTATGGGCGCTAATCCATTCCGATCCATCCATGCCGTAAATGAAACCGCCTGCAAGTTGTTGAAGTTTTTGCGTAACAACTGCCGCCGTTGGAGCGCTGATTGTCTGACCAAGTTCAACGACAAATTCCTTTTTCATTTTATTGTAGTGCGTCATGTCCATATCGCACATCATAGGCACGACGTTGAGCGGCGGTAATTTATCCTTATACTCGCCCGCTTCCAATACATATGTCGCATGTTTTATGGAAGACATAACGCGCGGCAATGCTTCGGGCAACGGTTCCCATTGTTGATATTCACGGTTAACACAATAAAAATATTGTTGTAAGAACGCGCCTTTGCTACGGCCCAACAATGTTTGATCGACGACCTTGCATTGCCCGAACACGTCTTCTAATCCGTTCGACGTAAACGAGCCAGTCAAGCCCCAACGAATTTCAAACTTATCAAGTATTTTCAAAAGGTATTTAAACCTTTTACCGCTTGGATTTTTTAATCGCGTTAGCTCATCAAAGACAATACCGTCAAAGCCTGTTGCGTCTATAGATGGTATGTTGTCGTAGTTCGTCACTACAATGTCAGCGTCAGCGTCAAACGCGGCTTTGCGCTGCGCTGGCGTGCCAACAGCAACGGCGATGTCAAACTCAGGGCACCATTTCTGCCCTTCCTGTCGCCAGACATCCGTGCACACGCGCTTGGGTGCTAACACTAACCAGCGATCAACAAAACCGTGCGTAAGCATTTCTGTCATTGCGGTTAGTGTGATCGCAGTTTTACCTGCGCCGACTGGCGCAAGTATCATCGCGCGGTCATGCGCGAATAAAAAATCAGCGGCTTCATCTTGATACGGTCGTAATTTCATAAGCCCACCTATCGACTTGCTCTTTATTCCACAAACACGCATAACGCTGATTCATACGCTTCATGTCTTGTGCAAATATTTTTTGCAACGCCGACAGCTTGCCGCGATCCGCTTTTACTTCTATGAACCATGTCGCGCCGTCAGGCAGACAGACAATACGATCACTTACGCCGCGATGCGATAAGCTGTTGAATTTATACGCTTCCCCGCCCATAGAGCGGACAGTTTTAACAAGATAACTTTCTATATCTGACTCAAGCATAAAAAACTTGTTGCATAAAAATCTTTTACAGTCTAGTCTCCAAATCAAGAAAGGTAAATTGCTATGCACTCTAATATAGTAGGCGGTTCGACCGCCAAGCGTGTCCGCGAATGTCCTGGCAGCGTCGTCCTCTGTCAAAACGCGCCGCCTAAACCTACATCAAAATATGCTGACGATGGAACTAAACTGCATGACGCTATTCATCAAGTTCTTTCGTTTGATGTCAATCCCGATGACTTGCCTCTTAGCGTTGACGCTCGCGCTAAACTTGACTTTGCTATTGAAGCATTAGCGGAAATAGATCCCGATAACCAACTCGAATATCAGACAGAATGTCGAGTTCATTTTGGAGACTTCCTTGCAAACGTCTTTGGCTCCTGCGACCTTCTTGGTCGTTTACGCAATACTACAATTCTGGCTGATTGGAAGTTTGGCGATTGGGTTCAAATCTTTCCCGAAGAAAATGATCAGCTTCTTTTTTATACCGCAGCGGCCATGCGAACGCCGGAGACACAATGGGCGTTTGAAGGAACGGATGAAATAAAACTTTATATTGTTCAGCCGCCGCATGTTCGCGTGTGGACGACAACAAAAGAACGTGTCAAACAATTTGAGCGCGATCTCTACGACGCTGTGCAGCTCGCCTTCTCGCCTAACGCTCCGCTGAACGCGGGCGATTGGTGCAGATGGTGTGCCGCCAAGGCGATGTGTCCGTTATTATCCGGCCAAGTGGAGCGTGCGTTGAAAACACAACTTAACAATATAACGCCTGAAGGCTACAGCAATGCGCTCATTTTGGCAGACCGCCTTGAAGATTGGATCAAGGCTGTGCGTGAGCAAGCACAACAGGCGCTTGAAAACAACATCACAATCCCAGGTTTTAAACTTGTGCCAAAGCGCGCCATCAGACAATGGGTCGATGAGGAAGGCGCACTGGAAGCTCTTAAACAAATGGGACTTGATGATTCGGAATTGATAGAAACGTCGTTGATCTCGCCAGCAAAAGCAGAAAAGGTGCTTAAAAAGCATAAGCTGGCATTACCTAAAGATCACGTCGCGGCTATCTCATCGGGCAACACTATCGCGCCGGAGTCAGATCCGCGCCCGTCAGTGGTGCAAGTCGGTTCGCAATTGCGCGCCGCTTTCTCTAAACTTGAGGTAAAGTAATATGACAAATGTAGTAAAATTTGGCGGTGCTAATCTTCCTTCGCCGCAGTCATTATCTTCCGCTCTGCGTTCTATCGAAGCTGATGTCGGCCCAGTTGGCACGGTCATCATCAAGATGGATCGCACGGGTCACTGGGTATATGGCGCGGATCAAACAGAGGTTGAGAAAGATACGTTGTGGGCGATCAATCCTTATTCGTTCGTTCATGGCTTTATTGCTTGGGGTGTTGGTGAGGTTCTAGCGGAGAAGATGGTTAACATCGCTGATCCGTTACCTGAACTTGACCCGCCGCCCGCAGGCGCACAGGCTGGATGGCAACCGCAGGTCGGTGTGTCGCTAAAGTGCCTGTCAGGTGAAGACAAAGGCATGGAAGCGCGCTTTGCTACAACGTCAGTTGGCGGCAAGCGTTCGATGCACGGTCTTGCAATCAAGGTTGCTGATCAGGCAGATAAAAATCCTGACAAACTTGTTGCAGTTGTGAAGCTGATGAGCGATCACTATCCACACAAGACATACGGCAAGATCTACACGCCTGTCTTTGAAATCGTGGATTGGATCGGCATGGATGGCGAAGGTGCAAGTGAAGTTGTGGAAACCCCACCCCAGGTAGACACAGGCCGTCGTCGTCGTAGCTGATTTGTTTCAGTGCCCTAACGCTGAAGCAAATGGTGGGGCGGTTGGTGTGCAACAACCGCCCCGCTTTCATCTTACGGAGAACTCACATGATATTTATGCCTGCCTATTGGCCGTTCTTTAATAGCGGCGAATTGAGACGCTTTGACTATACGGCTATCGACGGATCTATGCCGCCGATTACCTCCGTGTTCTCTTATGACAAAGGCACAGGGTCGATGCTCTACATCGACTATGATGCGCATCTGACATGGAAAGACACTTGGTATTATCGTTATGACATCGGCAGCGGCGTCAACGAGTGGCGCGACGATTACCCAGATAAAAAAGTTGTGATGTCGCCGCCGATCGGATGGGGCGAGTATGTTGAGAAAGATTACATCACATACCCGAAGATGAGTCTGTTGCAGTCATGGCCTCCTACGATGGCGCGCGGCATACAGATCGTGCACATCGAAACGCTGTTAGACTACTGGCAAACATATAACGACGTGCTTGTGTTCACTTACATGCAGGCATGGGATGGCAAACCAGGAACAGGCGCGCGCTATTGGATGGCTAAAGGCGTCGGCCCCGTTGCTGTGCAATGGTTGGCGCAGGATCCTAAAGATCCAACAAAACCTATGATTCAAACATCGCGTATGGACGCAAACGTATCGAGTGTAAACACTTAGGATTGAATAATGACAATAGAAGAATTAGCCGAAGAAATTAAAAAGTTGCGTAAAAAAATTAAGAAGCTGACACGGCGCATACGATGATTTGGCTTGACTTTGAGACGCGCAGTCGTTGCGATCTAAAAGCGCATGGCGTCTACAACTACGCTATGGATAACTCAACATATCCGTTGTGCATGTCCTACGCGCGCGATGATGACGATGTAAAAACGACAGTTGACTGGGATGAGATGCGTATGATCTTAGATGATACGCAACAGATCCGCGCGCATAACGCTGCGTTTGAGCGTCTGATTATCAACCATGTGATAGGCATAAAACTTCCGATAGAACAGTTCTATTGCACGGCGGCACAGGCGCGCGCGAACTGCGCGCCTGGGTCACTTGAAGACGTGGGGCGCTTCTACGGCGCGTCGATGAAGAAAGACCACAAAGGCGCTGCGCTTATACGCAAGCTGTCCATACCTCAGAAGGATGGCACGTTTAAAGAAAGTCCTTATTTGCTGGATCAGATGATTGCGTATTGCGAACAAGACGTGCGCGCGATGCGCGCCATCAGTAAGATGATGCGTGAACTGACCGACGAAGAGTTGGCAGACTATCATTTAAATGAGCGTATAAATGATCGCGGTGTTGTCGTTGACATGCTCACATGTGGCGCGGCAGAAACATACAACCGTGAAGAAATGTTTGCGATACAAAGTCGCATTAGCCATCTAACGAACGGCGCAGTTCCTGCCGCGCGCAGTGTCAGGATGCGCGACTGGTTATTAGATAACGTCGGCCCCGAAGCCTATGACATCATTATGCGCGACGGCAAAGCAACCATTGATAAGCGCACGCGCGAGATGTTGCTGGATCTTGGCCCTGACTATCTTGAGCCGGACATTATAGAGGCCATAGAACTTATTGACAGCGGCTGGTCATCATCGGTCGCTAAGTTCACCCGTCTTTACAACTTGGCTTGCCATGATCACCGCGTCAGAGGCGCGTTTGTGTTCGCTGGCGGCAGCGCCACAGGTCGCGCGTCATCATACGGCGCGCAGGTGCATAACTTTCCGCGTGAGTGTGTAAAAGATCCTGATGCAGTAGCGCAGGCTATGATGTTTGGGAAAGATCTAACGCCAAGATTCGGTCGTCGTGTCAACGATGTTTTACGCGGTATGTTGCGCCCATCACTATGCGCCGAAAACGGTAAGTCTCTCATCGCCGCTGACTGGTCGGCCATCGAAGGCCGCGTTAATCCGTGGTTGTCCAATAAAGGTCAAGATAAGTTGTTTTTGTTTGTCAAAGGTCGAGATGTTTATAAAGCAAATGCCGCCGCGACATTTAAAGTAACATATGATGAAGTGACAAAAGACCAACGCCAAATCGGTAAAGTTCAAGAACTTGCCTGCGGTTTCGGCGGGGGCCTTGGCGCGTTTGCCTCTATGAGTAAAATCTACGGATTAAAAATATCCGCAAGTAGGGCTAAACAATTTGTTTGGCATTGGCGCGCCGCAAACCAATGGGCTGTGTCATTTTGGCATAACCTAGAAGTGGCATACACAAGCGCGATGCGAGTGCAAGGAAAAGTTTTTGACGCGGGTAAAATTTCCTACTTGTTCGACGGTCTGCACCTTTGGTATTCTCTCCCCTCTGGGCGTGTGCTTTGTTATCCATTCGCGCGCTTTGAGGAAAACGGTGACATAACGTATGCCAAGGCTTCGTGGAAGCCAGCGGCGGACGCAGAAGAGTGGCCCAGGGGTAAGCTATGGCATGGCCTCGCATGTGAGAATGTTACACAAGCGACCGCCCATGACCTTTTGCGTGATGCTCTGCGCCGTTGTGAGCGTGAGAATCTTAATGTTGTTTTGCATGTGCACGATGAGATTGTTTTGGAATCGGCACACCCTGAAGAAGATAAAATAAAATTACATAATATTATGACTACCGCGCCCGCATGGGCTGAAGGTTTGCCGCTTGATGCGGAAGTAAAAATAATGGGGTTACGTTATGGCAAATGATTTTCTTGATAAGATTATGAGTCTTGCCGAAAGCGATGACGAAACGATGTTGCTGTTGAAGCAAGTCGTAACGCTGGTCAATGGTGAGACTGAATACTTTGCTGATGGTGCGCCGAAATCTGTTTACCCTGCATATATGCCGCGCCGCGCAAAGATTAAGGACGGTGAGTCTTGGTATATTAACACAGGCATTTATATTAAAGACCGTTTTCCTGACGGTAAGCCAAGGGCAAGTAAACGCTACATTACGCACGTTGCGTTTATGATGTTGGACGACATCGGGTCAACGAAAGTTTACAAGGGTAAAAAGTTTGTAGTTAAGACGCCACCGCTCAAGCCGTCGTGGGTGATGGAAACATCAGAAGGATCTTTTCAGTGGGGCTATATCTTCAGCATACAGCCAACTAAAGAAGAGTTCGTCGGCGCGATTAATGCAATTGTTGACGCAGAATATACTGATCCTGGCGCGACCAATCCCGTGCGTAACTGTCGCTTACCTGGATCGGTTAATCTCAAGAAAGGCCGCGATAATTTTAAAGCGCGTCTTGTTGAGTCTAACCTTGATCTTGAATACACGCTTGATGAGATATGCGCCGCGCTTGGCGTGACGCCGTATGAGTCAGCAACGTCGGATCATCTTACGATTGAATTAAAAGACAACGGCAATGATTCGGTGTTGGCATGGCTAAACGAAAAAGGTTATGTCTATTCGTCGGTGGACGATGAAGGATGGGCTGACATTCTTTGCCCTAACGCTGATGAACACACAACAGAAGCGCGTCTTGCGGGTTACAATCCAACGACGCGCAGCTTTCATTGTTTCCACGGTCATTGCCAGGATAAGAACAGCCAATATTTTTGTGACTGGGTAGTCGCGCAAGGTGGGCCGAAATACACGCCAGGGCTGCGCGATGATTTGTTGAATGAAAATATGCAACGACTTGCAAATGCGTTGCCAGAAAATAAAGCCTTTAACGACACCGCCGAGAAGCGCGTTGAGGATGTTGAGCGTGTGCAAGCGGGCCGCGTTGAGAAAGAGCAATGGTTCAAGCGTTTCTTTTACGTCATGGATGACGACTCTTACTTCGACCAAGAGTCTTGCATCGAATACTCGCGTGCCACGTTTAACGCGATCTTTCGGCATGTGCATTGTGTATCAACGCTGGGCTTAAAACCGCGCCGGATCGAAGCATCTGTTTGCTACGATGAGAACCGCCAATCATGTTGCAAATACACTTTGAAAGGCGTGACATATGCAGCGGGCGAGGACATGCTTGTGCATCGTGATGGGCTGGTCTACGGCAACCGCTGGCGCAACGCGCGGCCTGACGTGAAGGGAAAAGGCGGCGATGTCAGCCCTTGGCTTACACACTGCGAGAAGCTGATCCCTGATGCGGATGAGCGCAGGCACGTCCTCGATCTGATGGCGTTCAAGGTGCAAAACCCCAACGTCAAGATCAATCACGCCGTTCTGCACGGCGGCAACGAAGGACGGGGCAAAGATACTCTGTGGGCCCCGTTCATATGGGCGGTGTGCGGCCCGAATAAAAAGAACTACGGCTTGATTGACAATGACAGCCTGTCGTCTCAGTGGGGCTATGCGTTGGAGAGCGAGATACTTGTCCTTAACGAGCTGAAGGAACCAGACGCCGCGCAACGTCGCGCGCTGGCTAATAAACTCAAGCCTATTATAGCCGCGCCGCCGGATGTGATCACGATCAACCGCAAGGGCTTGCATCCGTATGACATGCTTAACCGCATTTTCGTTCTCGCGTTCTCCAACGATGAGATCCCGATCTCGCTCCCTACGCAAGACCGCCGGTGGTTTTGTATCTGGTCGAACTGCGAGCGTATGAGCCCCGCCGACGCACAGAGGCTGTGGGATTGGTATGATAACGGCGGCTTCGAGGCTGTGTCGGCTTGGCTGCACGCCCGCGATGTGTCTGCGTTCAACCCAGCCGCAACGCCTATGGAGACGGA